GCGATGAAGAATTATTAGAGTTTGGTGATATGGTTAAATTAAATAAAGTTCCTAGAACATTAAGAACTAGATTATTTAAATTAAAAATGGCTAGACAGAAAAAAATAAATGATGAGAGAAGAAAAACTTTTAATGAAAAAGTAAAAAATAAAAATAAACAAGTTTCTTCAATTGAAACTCCAGATGAAAATGCAGATGTCTAATCATGGCAGAACAAGATACAAATATATTTGCTGATTTCACAGTAACAGAACCTTCTGTTATTAGTAATACTCCTATTGAAACTATTCAAACACCAAAAGAACCAGATGTATTTTCTGGTTTTACAATTACTAAACCTCCTCAACAAAAAACTGATGATGTTTTTTCTAATTTTACAATTACAGGTAAATCCACAAAACCTGAATTAAAATTTAAAGCATCTAAAACATTTACTGATGCTGAAAAAATAAGGTATGGTATTGATAAACAAAATACATTCTTTGGTAATTTTTATAGAGTAGCAAAAGCTGGTACTCAAGCTGCTTTTGACCCTGATAAAGATTTTAAAGATTATATAAAATATAATAATCAAAAAGAGCAATTAAAATTAAAACAAAAATATGGTGAGTTAGCTTCAGGTAATTATGAAGATGACAATGTTGTTCAAGCAGCAGCGATAGCTACAATGATGCTTGACCCTTTTTATATTGCAGCTTACATGACACCTTGGGGAAGAGCAGCAACAGCTACATTAAAAGGTGTATCTGCTTTATCTGGAGTTACAGTTGGGTTAGATACTATGATGAATAATCTAGCAACTACAGGTAATGTTGATGCTAAGAGTGTTGCTATATCTACTGCTGCTGGTGCTACATTAGGACCATTAACTGTTAAAACTTTTGGTGCAATAAAAAGTTTATTACCAAGTGCTAATACTGCACAAATAAATAAAATTATAGGAGTTGTTGAAGGACAGAAAGCTAAACAATTAGGTATCAGTATGCCTGAGTTTAAAAAGTTACAAGCAATAGCTGGTGATAAAGAGTTACTTGCAATTAATAAACAACTTCAAAAAGCTGCAAAGAATTGGGTTGCTCCAATTGCTAATGAGACAAAACTATTTAATGCTACTGAAAAAAATTTACAAAGTAGAATTAAAAATTTAACTAAAGATACTAAAGATATTGATAGTATAGCTTATTTTAAATCTGCAAAAGATATTACATTAAAAGAATTATTAAAAACAATAAAAATAAAAAATAAAACTTTAGCTGATAAAACAAAAGAATTTAATTTAAAACAAAAAGAATTATGGAAACAGACAGCAGCCGAAGAAAGAAAACTTACAGACTTAGTTGCTAAAAGAGATTATACAATATTAAAAAAATTAAAAGAATCAAAAAGTTTAACAAGAAATTTAGCTGAAGGTTTAATATCTGCGTCTGTTAGACCTGCTTTAGGTGCAGGAATAGGTTATGCATTTGGTAGATTATGGGGTGGGGAAGATGCTAATTTAAATAATTGGATATTAGCTGGTGCTTCTTTAGGTGCATTAAATAAAATGATTCAAAGAAGTGGTACTGTATTTGCTACAGGTGAAAAGAATTTTTTAGAAAATATTATTTATAACAATGCTACTAAAAATGCATTTCAAAAAGTAAGAGAACTTACAGCTACAACAACATCTACTAAGTTAAAAGCTATAGGTGGTGAAACAGAAAAAATAGGAATGAAACTATTTCAAGAATTAGATTCACCTGTTAGTAAATTTTCTGCATCAGCAGTATCAGATAAACTTAAATTAGATTATTCTAATAGAGCATTTAAATTAGTAGCAGGTACAACACAAGATGAACAAGCTGCTGCTATAAGAATTGTTAGAGGTTCAAAAGAAAAAGGAACACCTAAAGTACAAAAACTTGCTAACGATATTAAAAAATACTTAGATAATTTTTATAAAGAATATACAGATGTAGGTATAGGTTTAAGAAAAGAAGTTGTTAAAGGTAAGAAAAAAATAACAAAAAGAATAGACCCTATTAAAGATTACTTTCCTAGAGTATGGAATTGGGATAAAGTAAAAGAAGACCCAGAAAAATTTAAAAGAGTTCTTACTGAAATATTTAAAAATAAAAAAGCAAAAGACCCTAAAAAATCTGCTGAAGATTTTTATTCTAGTTTAGCAACTCATAATGAAAAAGGATTTTATAATAAAGAAGCTGTAACAGAGTTGATTAATTCTGTAGTAGCAGGTAAACAAGTAACAGCTAAACGAGGATTAATAAGAAACTTACCTTTATCAGACCATATAGAAAATGATAGGGTGTTAAGTGGTACATATGCACAAGTAGAAAAATTATTATCTAAGAATGGTTATTTAGTTGATAATATTCCTGCTGTATTTAATAAATTAATTGCATCATCTGCAGATTCAATTGCATTCGCAAGACAATTTGGAGCAAAGGGTGAATTATTAAATGACTATATAAAAAATATAGTAACTAAATATGCAGGTAATCCTAATCAATCATCTTTAGCTTCTAAAGAAATTAAATTAGTAATGGATAGTATTGATGGTTTTTTTGGTAGATATGGACAAGTAAGACAAGGTATAGTTAAATCAGGAGCAGGTATACTATCAACAATATCTAACTTAAATATGTTGGATAGAGTTACTATTGCATCACTTGGTGATTTAGTACAACCTTTTACAAACTCTAGTAATTTTACTAGCTGGATAAAAGGTTTATCAAGAACAGCAATCAAAGCTAAGAATGAAACAGGAGTAGCTAAAAATTTAGGATATGCTCAAAGTAAAGAATTAGAACAAACATTATTAAAAACTCTTACACCATTAGATGATGCAACAAATGCTGCAAAGGTAATGGGTACTTCAGGTGTTGTAAGAAAAGCAAATGAATTAGGTTTTAAGGTAATGGGTCTTCAATGGTTAACTGGTTTTGCTAGAAGATATGCTTATAATGTTGGAGCAGTTGATGCTTATGTAAGTTCAAGTAAGTTAGCTAAATATGTACAAGCTGGTAATAGTTTATCTTCAGCTAAAGGAATTAAACTTACAAATGATGTTAATAAATATGGTATTAATACAACTGATGCATTAAGAATAGGTAGGTCAAATAGTTTTGATGATGCTTTAAAAAGTAAAGCTAATAAAGATTTATTAAACAATGCAGGTATAACTGCTTCTAATAGAGATGCATTAATACCTCAAGTATCAAACAGATTATTATTTACACAATCAAGAGACCCTCTAGTTAGATTAATGGGTCAGTTTATGTCATGGACATTAGCTAAATCTGCACAAACAAATAAACTTTTACAGAGAATAGAAAATGGAGACACTAAACAATTAGTTAAACTTTTAGCAGGATTACCTGTGTATGGTGGTATTCAAGCATTAAGAGAGATTGCTAAGTATGGTGAAGTTCAAACTGATTTAGAAACACAGACAGACAAATGGTACTCAGAAGCTGTAAGATTATCTGGTGTATCTGGTACTGCAACAGAATTAGTATTAGGAAGACTAACTGGACCAGGTTCTAGAGAGCCATGGTATTTGTTTGCACCTGTATTTAGTATATTAAAAGATGTAGGTAACATACCTAAAGAAGTTTATAAAGGTAATAATGATAAAGCATTACAAATATTTAGTGAAAGAATTGCACCTCTTCCTACATGGAGAAAGTGGATAATGAAATTATTTCCTGATAGTGAAATTATTACACCTGTAAAACAAAAAGATTTTAAAAATAGATTACAATTTAATAAAGGAGATATAGTAGATGAAAATAATACTGATGCTGTTGTTGTTGACCAACCTTTTTTAGAAGAAGCAGAAGCAGTAGCTTCTAAAAAACTTATTTTACCTGTTAAAAAACCTAGTGTTGAAAAACAAGTTCAATTATTAAAAGAAGAAAAACCTTTAGTTCTTAGTGATAATCAAAAAAATAAAGGAAAAGAAATTTATAATATAATTAAAACTAAATTATCTGATAAAGGAATAGAAAATCCTGATAATGCAGCAGCAGCTATGACAGGAAATATATTTGGAGAGAATGATACATTTATATTTGATAGACAAGAAGAAGGAGATGCAGAATTTAAAGGACATGGATTATTTCAATTTACTGATGCAGCAGAAAATAAAGGACATAGAACAGAATATTTTAAATATATAAATAATAATGATAAAGAAGATAATATTGATTCTCAAATAGATTATGTATTAAATGGAATATTTAGTAAAGAAAAATTTGGATATGATATTGGATATGGTAATAAAAAAAAATTAATAAAAAGTTTTAATAGTGATGATGTTAAAACAATTACACAATTATTTATGGAAAAATATGAAAACCCTAAGAATGATGAATCCCTAAACAAAAGAATTCAATTTGCAAAATCACTATTTAACAACAAGGAGAAATAAATGCCATTTGAAATGATAACAATGCTAGGGTCTACAGTACTCGGAGGAGTAATGAGTCTATGGTCTCAAAGCATTAAAGCAAAACAAGCAGAACAAAAGATGCTCATACAAAGAGCAGAAGTACAACAAAAAGGTTTTAAAGAAGCTAGAGAATATGACAACAAAGGTTTTCAATGGACTAGAAGAATTATAGCATTGACTGCTGTATTCGCTATAGTATTATTACCAAAACTAATGCCTATATTCCAACCAGATGTAAGTGTAATTGTAGGTTACTTAGAATTTAAACCTGCATTTTTCTTTATACCAGAAAAAGAAATAATGAAATGGGTAACACTATCATCTAATAGTTTAGTTATTACACCATTAGATACTAACTTAGTATCAGCTATTATTGGTTTATACTTTGGAGGTTCTTTAGTAAAGAAATAATATGATAGATAATTTTTTTTATAAATTATGTGGTTTAGTTGATGATTTCTTTTCAGCTATAGAAACATATGCAATCAAATTTACTTCTTGGTTATGGGAAACAAGAGTAAAAATTTTAAGAAAGAAACAAAAAAATGCGAGACACAAAACTTCTAGAAGAGTTTAAAAAAAAGGTTGAAAGAAAACTTAAAGAGATGGACATCTTTAAGAACCTTAGAAAAGAAGTAGAGATTGGTGCGAATGGTACTCAATCTTATATAATAAAAGAAGGTGTCAACAAAGGTAAAAAAGTAACAAAATAATATGGAAGTAAGTAATATGGATTATAGATTTACAGCACTATTAATTATAATGATATGCTTACTAGCTTTATTTGGAGGACCAGTAAGATGAAAATATCACAAGACACATCAGTAAGTATGCCTGTCAAGAATATGATTGGAATTGTAGTGGCTGTAGCTATGGGTGTATTTGCTTATACAGAAGTAACAGCAAGACTAACATCATTAGAAACATCAAGAGAATTATTTCAGGCAGATTTATTAAAAAAATCAGAGCAAAAACCTACAGACCAAGAACAATTTATGTTAATAGAATCTTTATTTGAAGATGTAGAAAAATTAATTGAGAATCAAGAACAGAATATGACTAACAAAGTTAATATAGAATTTCTTAAATCTCAATTAGAAAAATCTTTAAACGATGTAGAAGAATTAAAAGATAAGGTAAGAGCAAATGGTAATGGAGGACACTAATGACTGAGATGGTAATAGCTTTACTTTTAATTATTAATGGAGAGATAAAGGAACATAGAATACAAGAGTCTATGTCTAAATGTTTAAAAGGAAAAAGAATAGCAATGCGTAGTAATAATGGTACTAATATAGAATATCAATGTATTAAGTCGATGGCTGAGACAGAGATATATTTAAATCAAAAATCAATTAAAAAATTAATTTTAAAATAATGACAGCAGCAAAAATATATATACTAACAATAATGTTATGTGCAATAGGACAACCTCAATGTGTTATGCCACAAGTAATTACAGAACATAAAACTCATTATGATTGTGTTAAACATGGGATGGGTGATGGATATGAAATTTTATTTGGAAGTGAATTAACTAAACAACAAATCAATGATTCAAAATTGTATGTTAGATTTAGTTGTGTTGAAAAAGATATAGTTGAATCCTAAGAGTGAAAAACATCTGAAGCAATTTTTTCTAAATCTTCAGACAGCATATTAAACTTAGCATCACATTCTCGTAACAAAGCTTTTATTACACCAGCATTTTCTTTCTTAAAATGAAGATGTACTTTATCTAAAGGATATTTAGATAACTCAGTAATAAATTGTCCTTGATTATTAATAATTAATTTGAAGCCCATTAAGTGTGCTTCTTTTCTTTTAACTCTTTTCTTTTGTTTAAGTCTTTGATTGGTTTTCATGTTTCTCTTTCAATAAGTCAACAAGAAAATCATCATCAGTCTTCTCGCTTCTAAGTTTAGTCATAGGAGTATCACCTTCTTTATATGTTTCTATAGTTCTAATCCTAACAGGGTTAGTCATGAATACAGGAAACTTAGGATTATCTAAAGATTTAACCATAAAGAAACCATCTTCAGCAACACCAAATGTTTCTACTCTTTTAATATCTATATCATCCGAACCAATTAAACAAACTCTTAAATTATAAACTGGTTTTTCTTCTGGTGGTTTTATATTTTTACCATTTAGTCCTACAATATTTGTCATACATCTGTCCTTATTATATGTTTTCTTAAAGCACGAACAAGTTCTTCAATCTTATCAATACAATTAATTAAATCTTTATCAGTTATAAATTTTTGTTGTTCTTTTAATTTATCATATTCTCTTAATGATATATGAACCATAGGACTAGGTGCTTCAGATTCATTTTCATAAGACATATCAGTACTTTGTTCCATTTTTTCATTATGTAATTCTTTAGCTTTATCCCACTTCTCTTGATTTTCTTTAGTTAATATCATTATATTTTTTTATTATGTATTTCTTCTAAAATAACAGGTGCTATTTCACCTTGTTGTCCATCATCATCAGCTAAACTATCTATACTTTCAGTATACATTTCATTTAACTTATCATTGTTTCTTGTTATCTTTAATTTAAGATGGTCTTTTAGTGCATCAATCTTAACATGAAGTATTTTATCTAAGTGTGGATTAATACCATACATAGGTAAATCATTTAGTGCTGAGATAATTCTGCGAAAACCTCTTGCTCTTTTTTCTAATTGTGTTATCTGTGATTCTTTAGTCATAGTCTCTCTCCAATATCATTTCTAAATAGTGAATAGCTTTTTCTATATCTTTTTGTTTTCCTTTTTTAGAGTGTCTACAAATATATTTAATTGCATTACCCTCTGCAAATAATAATTGATTTTCATTTATAAATTGAGCAGGTTGAATCTTCATACCTTTGTAGTGGTCTCCATCAATTTGCTTATCTAAGCTATCATAAGCAACACCTTTAAACATTTCTTTACTTGGCATTATAATATATTATCCATTCTTCTTAATTGTTTTTCTGTTGGTTGTAACATAGCATTTAAATCATCAATTGTCAACTCTGGATTTCGTTTTAATTTTTTTACTATCCATTTATAAGACCAGGGTTGTAGTCTAAATTGTTCTTGTCTATCATAATAATGAGTTTGATTAGGAATAAAATCAAATACATTTTTATAATTAATCTTACTAGCTTCTTGTTTAGACAACAAAGACTGTAGCCATTCAACAAGAATATGTTTTGCTTTTCTTCTAA